TCAGTGCTTAAGCGAAGCCAATTCGCAGGTCTAGCAATTCCTGCATCATCCACCCACGCCACATCGAGCTGAAGGGTGCGATCACCAAGCTTGTAAGGCATGAGTTTGGAGCGATGAGTGCAGTTTACCGGCTAAGCGATCACCTCGCTCTCGCCAGAGAAAATGGATTCTCAGCGAATGCTGCAAATATATAATCTTTTGTATCCGCATTTGTCATACCACCAGCCCCTCTGTATTTGAATCCATTTGAAAGTATGTCCATATTTGCGCTGGAATTGTTGAATTCTGCACTGTTTAAATTTGGTCGCAAAACCTCAGTAAAACCAGCATTTTCTGGATCACGGGCACTATCAACAATGACCCAAGGTTCAGAGCCATCGGTTATTCTTTTGAATAAAATAAAAGCAGGTCTGAAGCCGGTGTACACGAACGGACCATCAGCATCTCCATTACCGGTGTACGAACCAAACGTGCTATAGCCCTCCACGGGTGCGAAACATAGGGCAATTTTTTGCTGGCCATTATAGTTCACTGTGGAGTTAGTTCCGGTGCCAAATGTTGAGCTGTCAACAGACAGGAAAGCGTCTGAAGATGAATATGATTGATCTGTTTTGTTAAGTTTAAGGAATTTTGCTGGATCAGTATTGTCGTGCATCACATACCAACTACCGCTCACGTTTCGTGACTTCAGCAAAATTAAAGCCAATTTAGCGTTCAAACCGTGGCCAACGGTTAAATTAGAACCTGTTGCATTATAAGAAACGATGCTAAACCCAGCCGTTTGAGATGCACGAACTCGCGAAGGTATGCTGCCGTCAAAGTTTGACGCTCCAGCAGTGCTATTAGTATTAGCCTGCCCGCCCATTCCGCTGTGCTGAGTACAATAATAGAACAAAATTGGTGCGCCAGAAGCAACAACAATTGTGGTCTTAGCGCCTGCACTTCCAGGCGTTCCAGTCGTTGTTACGCCTGTGGTGTATTCACTGCCGCCGCCATGGGTGCCGTTGGACGTTGTAGAAAAACGCAACGGATGGCCTGAGTTGCTGCCGTCTGATTGGTCAAACACATACGTGCTGCCTTCTGCTAATTCGAGCGTTACAGCACTTGTTCCAAAGTCATCAAAACGGTACTTGTTGCCACCATCAGATACAACTTTGACGGTATAGGTCGCATTGCTATTTGCTCCAGCGTCCCAATTCCAACTTACGTATGTCCCCCCTGAGACGTTTACGCCATCTATGTTGGAATCTGCGCCTAAAGAAAAGCCATCCGAATTAAACGACGTTAAATTGTCAGTCTTCGGATGCTCTTGGTATGGATCATTAGAATAAAGGTTTTTGCCTGCACCGCGTACAGTGTCATTCAGAGTATGCCAAGTTGTGTGATTACGAGCTTTTATCCATGTAAAGTCAGGGCCAAAATTTAAACCTGTGATATTTTGATTTGAACTTGAACCGTTGTATAGCTTCGTATCAAAATACAGGCTGCCATCCGCAATCGTTGGGGTCGGCAGGTTTGCAGTGTTTAGAGCTTTGTAGCCGCTTGGTACATTGGCATTGGCGAAGGGCCGTTGGCCGAAGTTTGCAATAAAAGTCGTAGTGCTTGAAGAGCTTCCGGCTGATACTGCTGGAAACCAAGCACCTAGTGAAACATCAGGATTAAATGCAACGCCTTGACTTACACCATCCTTATAAAACGTTAATGTTTTTGTACCTGAATCTAAGTCTAAAGCAACACCAATAATATTGCCGTATGTATATGTATTACCATAAGATTGGTCAACACCTGATGTATTGCCACCCTGCTTATAACCCGTTGCGCTGTAATAGCTCATGGCACCGGCACCATTAAGATTACCCGTTATGTCTTTGCTTCCGAGAGCAATACCAATCATTCCAGGTGTTGAACCAGAATCAGGCTCAACCTCCCAGTACCATTTACCGGACGTAAGGCCAAACGTAGCTTGATAATGTCTGTTACCAGCCGTTGTTAAAAGTTGTAAGTTACCGTCAGTGTAGGTTCCTGATGAATTGAATAATGGATTCCAGGTCGCGTAGTTCCCCACTATATTTCCGCCGGACCCGTCGTCATTTTGCCCAGCACGTTGCTCTGGGGTGTCAACTAATGAGTCATTGCCTGTTCCTGCCGCAACACTTAAGTTGTTGACTGTCCAGGTATTCGAGTTGCCGGATGAGTCGGTGCCCAGCGCCGCAGCTGTACTATTATCCGCGAGTTTCAGATGGAAGCCGTTAGGGCTGCCGTAAGAGCCTGAATAGGCCTTGGGTTGCCATATTCCAGAACTATCAGTTTCGCCAAAGTCAGTCGGCGCAAGTGCTTGACCGTCAATGTTTTGAAAATCAGCAAAATAAGCATTAGGGTGGTAGCCCGAGCTAGATGAAAGCTTGCCAATAGTGTGTAAAACATTGTTGTTCCACGGTGTGTCAAGATTTGATATGCTTGAACGATTATCTGCGTCATATGTCGCTTCAGTCCCATTTATGTAAATCTTTGCCCTGTTCGATGCAGTTCCATTAACTGTATCTACAGCAACAACAATGTGATACCACGCGCTAAAGTCTCGCAAGACACTAGCCGTTCTAATAATTGGATCAGTATTCCAAGCAGCAAGATTTAGCTTGCCTGAACTTTCGTAATTTAAACGAATCAAACCACTATCACTGCCCCCACTTCCCGCTCCAAAAAGCACCGCGTAAGAGCCGGGCACTTCGCATAGTTTTACCCAAAACGACACAGTAAATGTATTTCTATCACCTGCAGAACTTGGTGTTCTATTAAGGTAGGCAGAATCTCCTGACGAAAATCTAAGCGACCTGTTGATGGCGTAGCCTGCACCCGGAGCCGGGCCAGCAGCAGCAGCGGTAGCAAGCAGCGGAGAAGAAAGATTGCCGGGTACTGTCATCAGGAAGCTGCCTTAACGTCGAGGTGTGCGGTGATCATGATCTTTTCGTCAGAAAGCACCGCGTACGCAAGTACATCTTTTGCGCTTGCAGTAGTCGTCAGCGTAGGTGCAGTTCCGCCGACAAAACGATAATTCGACGAATAACTCAGCGTTCTACTGCCCGTTCCATCCTGAATAACCTCAATAAATCCAGTCTGACCTTCAACAGCATTCGTAGGATTGCCAAGCGTTCGATTCCCCCCGAGCGTGACTTGGTAGTGACAATTATCATCTAAATCCACCGCAATCGTTGACGCATCGGTCAGCGTTGTAATCGCTCCACGCACACCGCCGGTGACGACCTGGCCATTGGTGGTTTCAGTGGCAAGCAGGAAAGAGGCAAAGCCAAGATTGCCGCTGGCGTCAGTTTTCAGTGCTTGGTTTGCCGTCCCATCGGCACTGGGCAACGTAAACGTGACGTTGCTTGAAACAGTGGCAGGAGACTGGAGCGCAACGTAATTGCTGCTGTCTGCGTCAGCAAAGCGGACATCCGCCTGTGCGTTCAGCGTGATGTCGCCTGTAAAGGTCGCTCCAGAGGCACTGACAAGACCGAGGTTTGTTGCCGCTGTACCCAGCGTGATAAACCCGTCATTTGATGCATTCCTGATCTTTATGGTTGCCGGTGTCGTGCTGGTGTCCAAAAACAGCATGTGAGCAGCTGTGCTGCTTGGTGCCGTTGAACCGCTGTTCAGCGTCTGGACCGCTGCCAAAATTGAGTTCAGCTCAGCACGAAAATTCGCACCTGACTGGTTAGCTAGTGAGTAGTCAGTTGCCTGTGCCATTAGGTGATCTCCTTGCCGTGGCCAACGGCCTGATAATCAAAGACCTTACTGATAATTGTATCGGAGCTATTTTTGAACGTCACGGTGAAGCCGGTTCTGCTGATGCTGCTGAGCTGGAAGTAGTCCCCACCATCAAAGTCTTGGGCTGTAATGCCGATGCTTGGCACGCTGCGGAAAGCAGAAGGGAACGTAACCGCCTTGGCCCCAGCACCGCTGGTGATGTTGCGTTCTTGCTCTGTACGCCGCTGCAGGCGGACCTTTACGCCAAGCTGTTCGATCAACGGGTTTTGGGAAACGTTGGTGGAGCTAGCGACCGCTTTGAACTGAAAAGCCCGCCCGCGTGCCGTGTTGTTCACAAAGGGCTCATACGTTCCATAGGTCGGGCTGCCGCTTGGATCGTCATTGGTGCTGCGAACAAACAGCTGCACATCGGTGTCGCTTAAATCATCAGCGTCGATGTCGTTCCAGGTATCGATCAACGCTGAACGGTCATCCCACGTATCCGTTGGCTGGAACGCACGGAGCTGAAGCACAGACAACAACTCAACGTCGTACTTCGCTCCAAGGTCGAGCGTGCTGGCAAACTCATACTCACCGCTAAGCGATGTGTCGCCAAGAAAGTCAATACTGGTTATCGCGTCAAAATCAGTCACGTCATCAATTCGACCGGTAGAAGCGAGCGCAATGCCTCCTTCGTCGGAACTGAGGAACATGTTGGTAAACGTTCCGGTGAAATTTGGGTTTTCTGTAAACGTCTGAACTAACTCCAGATCTTGTGGCTCGGGCAAATCAACTACAACGCTTGGAATCCCTGCAGGCGCGGCATAGTTGCCTAACGAATCCTTTGCACGGATTAAATAAGTTCCTTCTTTAAGTGGAACAAGTTTTCGCGTGCTGCTGCCGTTGACTGCAGGAACAATGTCTTGAGCACGACCCCAAACAGCATTGGCATCTGTATGCGGTGTATGTCTGATCTCAACCGTTCCACCAACCCGCACGTCTAAGTCAGTGGATTGTGGCCAGTACAGCTCAGCCGTATGACCATCAACAGGAGAAATGTTGAGGGTACTTATATTTGCGGGCGGTGCTGTTTTACCGACAGTGACAAACGTCAAAGTTGCAGGTTGAGACCGCTTACCCGTTGAACCAATACCAACAACCTCAATTTGATACGTGCCAACCTTGCTGTTGAGCACTTCTAAATCCACAGAACGTGTGGTTTGTCGGGTGAAATTGCCGTTATTTACGCTGACACCAACCTCATAAAAAGTAGACCTTGTAGAAGATTGCCAGTTAATAATTAACTTCTGCAGAACCGAGCCAGCGTTTTCGTACAAAATCTCACTGCATTGCAGGTTAGTTGGCGCTTCCGGTGGGTCGTTAAGGTTGCTGACATCCCGACGCTCCAGGATCTGGTTGCGCTCGATGTGTGCGTACTTACTGCTGTTGTACGCAGAAGCAGTAATTGTGTAAGTGCCTTCGCTGTTTTCAACAACAGCAAGAACGCGCCAGGTGCTTAGCGCTATTTCGCTGTAACCAATTGAAAACGGTGCTCCTGCGGTAGGCGCTAATGAAAGTGCCGTTCCAGGGGTAACAGTTGAGCCTGAGATAGTTGAACCCGCTTCTTTGCCCAATGTTCCATCAGGCAAAATTACGTTAAAAGTAAAATCTGATGGACCGGAACCGCTGAACATATCTGTGACACTGCGGTCTAAATTGACTGATGTTGTTGTTGAACCAGCAGCGCAACGCCCAGATACTGATTGCCCTGCCCTAACTGGATCGGCAATCTTGATACGGTCCCCAGGTCTTACTGTGACTCCAGCAGCTAGATCAGTGTCAAAGGTGACAACCTCTCCTTCTTCTGCATTTGTATAGAGCAGCCATTCACCAAGACGACGAGCTTGTCCTTGGCTGGTGCAAGCAAAAGCATCAATTGACGTTTTTACATAGCCAAACTTGTCAATTCCCTTGTTGTCTTCAACCAACTCGTATTGATGCTGTCTTACTTCGTTGTCAAACCATTTAACAGAAACGCAGGTGTAACGCGTTTTTCTGCTGGAGCCAGAGTAACTAAAACCTGCATCAGTTACATTTGACTGGTTGAAAATATAGATATAGTCTTCCGGCCTGTCTTGTGAAAAAGCAAGGGTGCCCTTTTCCCAAAAAGGCATTGCTCTAAACACAGAGCACATCTGGTTAATTAGCTTATAAGCGTCCTGTTGGGTTTGAATAACAACGTTGCAGCTAAATCGGGGCTCTACTCCGCCGTTTAAATCATCAACTTGTTCATTGCAATACTGAGAGGCTGCGTAAAAGCTATAAATGTCTAGGTCTGCCGCGTCAACATGATTCCCCAATCCATAGCGCTTAGATACAAGTAAATCGTATAAGCACCAAACAGGGTCTGAAGTCCAAACCGCTGCCCCAAGACTGCCGTTAAATGTTCCGCTATATACAATTCGACCATCAGCTTGTACGGTTCCATTGTGCGGAATCTGTACTTTTAACCCACGAAGCCGGTAAGCTCTGCGCGGTATTTGGCTGAATTGCTGTGCGTTAATTTTTAAGCCAAACAGTGCACTATTTGGGTATCGAGTTCTGAAATTAGCTTTTTCTGTAAAGTCGTACCAGAAAAAATCACTGTTTTCGGTAGAGTCCCCTGACGGTGGGGCGTCTCGATTTAAGCGGGTTACTCTGATAGCAATAGGAAAGCCGCCTGTTACTGGAAATCCGTGCTTTTTTTGGTATAGATCGTTAGTGCGACCTTTGATTTTAAATCCAGTGCCTCCAGGGCTCAAGCTTGTAAACGCGCCACCTGCGTAGGACACTTCAATGTCGTACTCAATTACTGCGCCATCTACGTCGCCATTGTCTTGAAAAATTTGGAGAGCTGGCGTGCCGACCGTTACACGAAATTCGTTTGTATCTGTATCCGTAATTGTTCGCGTTACTGGTGTTGCTTGCGAAACCTTTGTATTTACCTGAACTGTGGACTGGTTTAAAACGTCTAAATTTTCTAAAACAGTTTGGTCCTGAGTTCCGTATCTAAATTCAACCGCTGCGTCTGTTCTTACGTCAAAATTGTAATCTGTGTCTTGAATGTCGGCAGGGTTAGCCCCCTGACGCACTACCTGCGTATTGTCAAAGAAAACATCTTTTAGGGCTGCAATGTTGTACTCAGCGCTGTCTCTAGTTAAACCAGCAGCGGAAGGAAAACCCTCAATTTCGCCTTCGCACAAAAGGTCAACAACTCGGGCTATCTGCCGAGAATCAAGATTGTCCTCTGCTACGTCAGCGGAGCCACCGCCACCGCCGCCTCCTTTGCCGCCACCGCCACCGCCAGCACCAGCGATTAACTTATCAATCATCTCAATCCCCTTCAGTGTTTAGGCCAGCTGAAATCGTAATACTGCCCGTAACAACTTCGCCATAGATTACAGGAACCACGACTCCAGAACGTGATACGTTCTGAACACCACTAAAATTAAAATTTTCTCGCGGGTCTGAATCCATACTTATATCTGTTTTAGGTACAGGAGAAATAATTCCTGCAACGCCATTTAAAACCAATGATGAACCAATCGCAAAACTAATCGACCCTAAAGTTGTAAGGCCCGTGCCAAAGATAGTAGCCGCAGGGGTAGCTCCTGCCGCTGCTAAACCGACACCTGGCACAAAGGCCAATCCAATTAAAGCGGCCCCTAACAAAATTTTTCCTGCGTTGCCTCCAGCTCCTGTAATAACGGGAATAATTCTTATAGCGTCGCTGCTGCCTGCCGGGTAATGCAAAAATTCAGGCTTGTCGCCAATAGGAAGTTGATGCCGACCTACAGAAACTGCGTAATTTCCATCTTGCATGAAAGAACGAAGGTCGGGAAAGTTAGCGACAAGAAAACGCACTGCTTCAGCAGGAGTACGCGCCACGGCTTTGAAACTGCGTTGACCAAGGTGCTTTGC